GGTGTCGGCCTGGCTGTCCGTCGCGGCCCTGCTCGTGCGTGTCCCCTCTGTGTGGCCGGCCGTGTACGGCGCCGGCGCCGAGGGCTGGGTACGAGCGCTCGAGGCGGCGCTGCGCGGACCGGCGACCGCGGTCGCGGCGGGGCAGGTACGCGCGGCCCTGCGCGCTGCACTACGGGCCGCGGGTCGGGCAGAGCGGGCCGAGGCCGAGCTCGCCGATCGCTCGCAGCCGGCGGGCGTCGTCGACCTGGCACGACTGCGGGCCGCGGCGCCGAGTCCGGCGCCCGGGGTTACGGCGCCTCCGTCGATCGCGGTCCGGGGGCCGGCCGATCGGCGGGTCGGGGCGTGGTCGGCGGCAGTCCGGGCCGCGGCGCGTGGGGGTCGCTGAGAATGCGCACTGGGACGGCGTTTACGCGGGGCGTGTACGTGGGTACACGGGGGGTGGGGGCGTGTACCTGGCCGGACCCCCCCCGGGTGCCTCTTTCCCGTCGCTCGTTTTTGACCAGCCCAAAAAAAGGACCTTCCTAAGAACATGCCAGACCCCAACGCATCGCCCGAGGACCTGCTGCTCGCCGAGATGGAGGCGACCGCCGACGCGCTGCTGCGCCTGGCCGACACCGCGGAGGGCCTCGATCGCATCGCCGACGCCGTGCGGGCGCGCGCGAAGTTGGCAGACTTGCTGCCGGCGTTAGCGAACGCCCGGGCCGCCGCCGAGCTGCGCCGCGCGGACCCGATCCGGCGCATCGAGATCCTGGCTGAGCGGGCGGCGCGAGACGGGTCCTACGTCGCCGCGAAGGACCTCACGGCGCAGGCGACGGCGCTCCGTGCGGCGGCGGCCGACGAGGAGCGGCGCCGGGCCCTGCTCGCGACCTCCGACGAGGAGATGCTCGCGGAGGTCCTGGCGGTCGTCGAGGGCCTGCCCCTCGTGCTGCGCGAGCAGCTCGTCGCGGGCCTGGCGTCGCGCTTCCCGGTGGAGGTGCGGCACGCGCTCGAGGACCTCGAGGCGGCCGGCGACGGGGGCGCCGAGTGAGCCACCTGCGCCTCGTCGGCGGGTCGCCTCCCGGGGACGGCTTCGCGCCACTCGTGCGCGCACTCCACCGCGTGCAGGACCGCGTCGCGACGGACCCGGCCCGATACCTGCGCTGGCTGCCGCTGCAGGACGCGTTCCTGCGCGCGCGAGCCCGGGCGGCGATGGTCCGCGCGGGGAACCAGGCGCTCGGCAAAAGCACGGTCGCGCTCTACGAGCTGCGCTGTCGCTGCCTGGGCGAGCATCCGTACAAGCCCGTCAAGCCACCGCCGATCGAGGCGTGGGTGATCTGCGCCACGATCGGGCAGTCCGTCCCGATTCAGCGCAAGTTCGCCGACCTGCTGCCGGCCGACTGCCTCGACCTCGAGCGCTGCGCGTACGACCCGGTGCGCGGCTTCGGCGGGCAGGTCCCGACGGCGGTGTTCCGCAACGGGTCGGTCGTCAAGTTCCGCACGACCAACCAGGACGCGATCGCGTTCGCTGGCGCGACGCTCGACGTGGTGCTGTTCGACGAGCCTCCGACCTCCGAGCGTCTGTACTCCGAGGCGCGCAAGCGGCTGATGCGCCGCGGGGGCACGCTGCTGCTCGCGATGACCCCGATCAACGCGGGCCCTCTGGGCTGGCTTCGGGAAAACGCCGAGAAGGGGCTGATCGTCGACTTCCACTCGCGCCTGACGCCCGAGGCCGTGATCCCCGTCGGCGAGACGCGCCCGCTCCGGCTGGGGGACGGGACGATCTGCGACGCGGCGTGGATCGATCGCGTCGAGGCCGAGACGCCGTCGCACGAGGTGCCCGTCGTCGTGCACGGCGAATGGGAATTCCGCACTCAGGGCCGGGTGTTTGCGGCGTTTCGCTCCGATCGCCACCTGGCGGGCACGATGGCCCCGCGCCCGGGGCAGACCTTCCGCGCCCACCTGGGGATCGACTACGGGACGAAGGTCGGCAAGCAGTACGCGGTGCTCGTGGCCATCGAGCCCGGCGACGATCACGACCGGGTGTTCGTCGTCGACGAGTACGTCGGGTCTGGCGATACGACGATGGCCCAGGACGCGCAGGGCGTGCTCGACCTGCTGGGGCGCAATCGCATGACCTGGGGCGACCTCGACGAGGCGTGGGGCGACCGTCTGTACATTCGCGGGGCAGAGGAGAAGAGCAACCGCGACCTGATGGACGCGCTCGGGCGGATTCTGCGCGACCAGCGGCTGATCGCGCACCGTCCGATCCGCACGGTCAAGCGCGGGTCGGGTCGGGCGCAGGGGTCCGTCGACGCGGGCGTCCGCTACCTGCACCGTCTGATGCTGCAGGACGGGGCCTTCGCTGTGCACCCGCGCTGCGAGCGTCTGCTCGGCGCGATCAACCGCTGGGACTACTCCGACAGCGACGATAAGGACCCGATCGACGCGCTGCGCTACGCGCTGACCTCGGCGGTGTTCGCGAAGCGCAACGTGTCGCGGTCGCCGGGCAAGCTGCGGATCGGCGGTCCTCGTGGCGTCTGAGGCGCCGCGTGGCGCTGTCTGCCCGTCCGTGGTAGCGTGAGGCGGGGGATTGCCCGTGCCCGACTACACCCCGCAGACCGTCGCGACTCGTGAGGCGGAGCTCAACGCACCGCCGCTTCACACGGAGTGGCACGAGGCGGCCCGGCAGCGGCACACGCGCGACCGCCTGGCTGTCCTGAGCGGCGTGTGGAAGTCGATCCTCGTGGATCGCATCCTGGCGACCGTCGGCGCCGATCGGTTCTCAGCGATGCCCGACCCGAGCCTCGCGACCAACCCGTTTTCGGCGATCTGCCGCCAGCTCGCCTGCCTGTACGACCAGGGCCCGCCCTCCGTCACGAATCCGGTGGCCGAGGCGCGCGGCTTCGACGTCGCCGGCCTGACGCGGACGATCACGCGCGCGGGGTACTGGGCGCGCATGCAAGCGCAGCAGCGCCTCGTGCTCGGCCTGCGCGAGGTGCTCGTGCACGTCGCGATCGACGAGGGCCGCCCGCTCTTCCTGTTCGCGACGCCAGACCAGGTCGTCGCACGGGCGCGGCCCGAGCGGCCGGACCAGCCGGTGCGGATCGAGTGGCTGCGCAAGGCGCGCGTGGACGTCGCGGGGGCGGTGGCTGGCACGCCGGCGGTCCCCGAGCTGCGCCGCGAGCAGTGGACGCTGTGGGTGTGGGACGTCGCCGACCCCGAGGCTCCGTACCATCGCGTCTATGCGCTCGGGCAGGGCCAGTGGCGCTCGAGCGGGATGGGCGCGGCCGCGGAGGTGTCGGGGATCGACGTCACCGAGCAGCTGCTCGGCGGGCGGTTCGACGGCGACGCGTACCCGTTCCGCCGCCGGCCGACGCTGCGCGAGGAGCGGCGCGCGGCCGAGCTGGGCGTGCCGGCGGTGGGCGTCCCGATCCTGCCCTGGGTCGTCTACCATGCCGCCCCGAACGGCGCGTCGATCTTCTCGGCGTACGACGAGATCGAGCTCTTCGACGGCACGCTCGACGTCGCCGCGAAGCAGGGTTTCGTGGATCACGCGTTTTTGGATGCGAGCTGGCCGCAGCGCTACGTGATCGGCGCCGTGCCGGTGGGCGGCTCCGTCCACCCCGACGACGCGGGGCACGTCGCGCACGTCCCGACGGATCCGGCCTCCGTGCTGATCCTGCAAAAGCTGCAGGACTACGACGGGCAGCCGATGATCGGGCAGTACCAGGCGGGCGCGGACCCGGCGGCGCTGCAGGGCGTCGTGAGCGGCCAGATCGAGGCCCTCGCGACGAACGCGGGCGTCGCGCCGTCTGACGTGCAGCGCCTCGGAGGCACGGCCCGATCCGGCGTCGCGATCGCGCTGTCGCAGGGCGGAAAGCGGGACATGCAGCGCCGGTATGCACCGGTTTTTCGCGACGCCGACGAGCGCCTCGTCGCGCTCGTGGCGACGTTGTGGAATCGCTGGTCGGAAAGTCCCGAGGGCCTGGCCGTCTTCGGCGAGGAGGCGCCGCCCGCGTACCCGGAATCCGGGTACGAGGTGCACTATCAGTCGCTGCCGCTGTCGCCGGCAGAGCGTGAGGCCCGGCGTAAGGACGTCCTCGAGCGCCTGGCCGCGGGGCTCGTGTCGCGCGTGGACGCGTACGCCGAGCTGCACGACGTGTCGCGTGAGGAGGCGGCCGTGCGCCTGGCCGCGATGGACGGGCCGGACGGAGACGACGACGACGACGACGCCGACGACCTGCGCGAGGAGCTCGTCGCGGCTTTGGCTGCGCTCGAGGGCGCGCTCGGGGTGGACGGCCTGCCCCGGGCGGCGCGCGAGGCGCTCGAGGACGCGCGCGACCAGGCCCGGGCCGCGGTGGAGGGGTAGGTGCCGCGCGTGCCTCCCGGGCCCGTCGCCGACGACTACGTCGTGCACCCGCCGGTCGCAGTCGCGCAGGCGGCGCAGCGGGGCCTCGACGTGCGGACCGCGGCCCCTCCGTCACGCCGCGGTGGGACTGCGGTCGGCCTGGCGCGGGCGCGCCAGCTCGCCGGGCGTGATCCCGTGTCGATTGCGACGGTCAAGCGCATGCTGAGGTACTTCGCGCGGCACCTGGTCGATCGCGAGGGCGCGACCTGGGCCGAGCGCGGCCGAGGCTGGCAGGCGTGGCAGCTGTGGGGCGGGAATCCGGGCGTGGCCTGGGCGTTCGCCGTCCTGCGGCGCGCCGATCCGGCGTGGTACGCGCGCCTCAAGGCCACCGACGCCGGGCGCCGCCTGGCGAGACTTTGACCCACACACGGAGGACCCCGTGAGCGACACCCAGCCCGAGACTACGCCCCCGGCGCCTGCGCCGACTCCTGCCCCTGCGGCCCCGCCTGCCCCGGCGCCTGCGCCGACTCCTGCGCCCGCTGCGGGTCCGCCTGAGTCCATCCCGTACGCGCGCTTCTCCGAGGAGGTCGCGCGCCGCAAGGCGACGGAGGGCCGCGTCACGGAGCTGTCGGAGCGCCTGGCCGCGGTGGAGGCGGCGGCCGAGTCGGCGCGGATCGAGGCGGCCGCAGCGCGTGCGGGCGTGACGGACCCCGAGGCCGTCGAGATCGCGCGCGAGCGCTACGGCCGCGCCCCGGCCGAGGGCCGGCCCGACTTCGGATCCTGGCTCAGCGCGCAGCGCGAGGCGGGCGCGAAGTGGCTGTCGGGGTACGTCGCGCCCGTGGCGGCGCCAGGCGCGCCCCCTGCGGCGCCTCCGGGCCCGTCTCTGCCCCCGGCCCGGCCCGGCGGCGTGTCGGCGCCGGCCCCGCAGACGGGGCAGCTCAGCCTCGGGCAGCTGGCCCAGCTCGCGATGACGGACCCGGCGGCGTACCGCGCCGCGAAGGCGGCCCAGCGCGGCCGTAGTTGACGGGGCGCGCGGGAGCGTGGTAGCGTGAGGACAACGCCGGGCCCTGCCCGGCCGGCCCCCCTCGCCTCCGCGGGCGTAAAATGCGTCTCGGGCCGCGTTGACGCTCCAACGCTTGCCCGGCGCGTCTGCCGGGCGGAGGTGCCGCATGGCTGGTGAGATTCTCTACTCTGGTACTGGTGACCTCGTCGTCGCCGCTGTCATTCACGCCGAGATCCTGGCGCTCGTCGCCGATCGCGGCTCCATCGTCGGCCTGCCTCAGGTCCTCGACGTGAGCGCTCGCTTCGTGCCCGGCTCCACCGTCCAGAAGATCGGCCAGGCCGGCCTCTTCGGGTACGACAAGTTCGCCGCGGTGAACGAGAACACCGACGTCGGCAACACCGACATCACTCACAGCAGCGTCTCGATCACGCTGGCCCGCCAGTCGATCCAGCGCTCGCTCTCGGGCCTGCTCGGCAGCGTGAACAGCGTCGGCCTCGACACTGAGCTGCTCGCGCAGTCGATGGTCGGCGAGGGCCAGAAGCGCGTGATGGAGATGCTCGCCACCTCCGCGAGCGGCTTCACCGACACCGTCGGCTCGAGCGGCGTGGACATGACCCTCGACGACTTCGTCGACGCGCTCAACGCGCTCGAGCTCAAGGTCGCGCCGGGCCCCTTCCTCGCTCTGCTCCACCCGGTGCAGTACAACGACCTTCGCACCTCGCTCCTGGGCGCGGGCGGCACGACCGCGTTCACCCCGGCCACCGCCGAGATGATCGCGATCAAGGGCCCCGGCTTCAAGGGCATGCTGTACGGCGTCGACGTCTTCACGTCCGACCAGGTCCCCACCGCGGACGCGGGTGCCAACCGCGCCGGCGCGCTGATGGGCGCGGGCGCTCTGGCGATGGCCATCCGCTCCGAGCCGATCGTGATCCCGGGCGCGACGCAGCAGCTCTTCAGCCCGATCGTCGTCGCGTACGAGTACAACCAGGGCTTCGACCAGCACGTCGTGACCGGCCGCATGTACGCCGGCACCGCGCTCGTCGAGCAGGCCCGCGGCGTCCTGATCAAGACCGACGCCTGATTCGACCAGCCATCCGCCGGGGGCGCCGCGGCCCCGGCGGGTGGATCTCACCGCGGCGAACACACACACGGAGGACCCCGTGCCCTTTCAGCCCCCCACCGCCGCACCCGCAGCCGGCGCGATCCGCGGACAGCCCTACGGGCTCAGCTCCGCGAGCGCGACGGTAGACCTCCCGGCCTCGCCGGTATTCGACCTGCTCTGGCACCCGCAGCAGCACGAGGTCGACGTCTCGACGGGTACGCCGGTGCTCGTGCCGCGGCTCCGCGAGCTGCGCGCCGATCCGGGCGTGTGCGGCGTCGACGCCCGCGGCGCGATGGCCCTCGCACTGGCGGACGCGGACGCGCACGGGTGGCGGCGCCTCGACCCGATCCTGTCCTGCCCCGCCGAGTACACGCCCGACGGCGACCCGGGGTACGTCCGCGTCTACCGCGTGCCGCGCGGCGTGGCGCACCTCGTGTCCTTTGCGACACTCGTGCAGTCCCCTGTCGGAGTGCGGCTGCGCCGCGACGACGCGCGGTGGGTCCGCTGGCTGCGCTATCTGTACGAGTCCGGGCAGGTGTGGGAGCCTGACGCCGCGTACAAGGCCGAGCTGCTCGCGCAGCTGCGCCAGCGCCACGAGGGGCGGCTGGCGAAGACGAGCGACGAGACGCGCCGCAAGGCAATCTCGGAGGGCGCCGCGGCGTCCATCGCCGCGGCCGAGGCGGCGTTCGCCGACGCCCCGGCGCCGGCCCCCGCTTCGCGCTCGCGGCGTGCACCGGCGCCGGTGCTCGGGGGCGACCATGAGTGAGACGCCCGGGCAGCGCGAGGCGATCGGCCGAGTGACGGAGCGGCTCGTGCAGGGCGGCATGCGCCCCGACGAGGCTGCGCGCCGGGCGCGCGAGGCGGCGATCAAGGCCGACCGCGAGCGCGACAAGAAGCGATAACCGCCGCGCAAGCGGCTTTTGCCCCTGCGGGGGCCGTAGGGGTAGAACATGACGATCGGACCGGAACGGCTTGCAGCATCGGCGGGTATCGCTGTCCGCAAGCTCAGCGTGTGGCTGTCTGGCAAGGAGTCGACCATCGCGACCTCGCCGACGATCTCTGCCTCGACGGCCGCGGCCTCGGCCACCGAGCCCGACGGTTCGCTGCACCTCCGCACGAACGGCGACCTCAGCCAGCGGATCAGCGGCACCTGGCGCGCGGTCCTGACCGGCGGCCGCGCCTCGCGGGTCGTCGCGCCGTTCAAGAGCACCGTGCAGACCGGCAACGGCTCCGCGCAGAGCGTGGCTCACGGGCTCGGCGTCGTGCCGTCTCTCGTGCTGATCGTCGGGTACGACCTCACCGGCGGCGCCTACGTCGTCACCGAGGGCGTTCACACGAGCACGAACGTCATCGTCACTGTCACGAACGGCGAAAAGTACGTCGTGATCGCCTACGCCTGAGGAGTCTCCGTGGCCGACGACGTCCTGTACAGTGCGCGCCTGGTCGGGCCCACGCTGATCGAGCGGGGGCGTGACACGCCGATCGCCTGCCCGGTGTACCGGGACGGGGCGCTCGTGGCGCCGTCAGTGGGGACGGTGTCGATCTTCGACTCCGCAGGCGTCTCTGTCGTGTCCGCCGCGCCGGCGCCTGTCAGTGGGTCCATCGCTGGCTACACCGTCGCGGCGGCCACGACCTCCGCGCGGTCGCTCAGCGCGGACTGGCGGATCGAATGGAGCCTCACGATCGCCGGGCAGGTGCGGCTTTTCACCTCTGAGTCGGCGCTCGTGGCTCGCCGCCTCTACCCGGCGATCACTGACGCCGACCTGTACGCCCGGCACCGGGCGCTCTCTCCGTCCTCGACGTCGCCTCTCACGTCGCTGTCGACGTTCCAGGGATTCATCGACGACGCGTGGACGACGCTCGTCAATCGCATCCTGGCTGACGGGACCTACCCGCAGCGGATCCCGTCCCCGGCGGCGCTGCGCGAGACGCACCTCCTGCTGACGCTCGGGCGGGTCTTCGGCGACCTGGCCAGCGCGGCGCCCGACCAGTATCAGACGATGGCCGACAGCTACCGTCGCCAGTACGCCGACGCGTACCGCGAGATGCGATTCACGGTGATCGAGGACGGGGACGGCTCGCAGGGCAACGGACGCCACGCCGCGCAGCCGATCACGATGCTGGCCGCCCGCCGGCGCTCGACGTGGGGCGGCCGGTGACGACGCCCACCCTGCCCGTTCACGCGCTGTACTCGCACCTCGGGACCGCGATCGCGACGTCGCTCGGGTCCGCGTGGCGCCGGTCCGGCCGGCACCCCGAGTCTCTCGACGAGCTCGTCAGCAACCCCGAGACGACGCGCCTCTGGAGCCTGGCTGTGGTGGCCTCGAGCTGGGCCGACGACGGCGCGGCGCGGCAGCGAGTGCCGTCCGTGGCGCGGGCCGAGACGCAGGTGCGGCTGTCCTACCTACGCCGCGTGCGCGCTGCTGACGGGGCCGTGGCCGACTACGTCGCGGGCCTGCAGGACGAGCAGACGGCGATCCTGGCCGTGCTCGGCGTCTCGCGCGCGGTGCCGGGCTACGGCCCGATCCAGGCGCTGCTTTGGCAGGGTACACCCACCCGTGCGCCCGTCGTCACTGACGCCGCGGCGACGGTGATGCGCGTCGACCTCGACTTCGTCGCCGTCCACACGATCCCTCTCGTCACGTCCCCGTAGGAGTGTTCCAATGCCCGCTTCCGCAATCGTCAAGCACCTGTACGACGGCAGCATCACCCTCAAGGACGGGACGGGTACGCCGGTGACCCTGGTCGCGCCGTTCACCACGGGCGAAACCTCGATCTCGGGCCTCGCCGCGACGCTGCGCGAGGTGCAGGCCTACTCCGCCCGCGCCGGCACCCCGCAGGTGCGGCACACGGGCCGGACGTACCCCTCCGGCAGCTTCACCCTGCAATTCACGAACTGGACGGGTGCCAGCGGCTCCAGCGTGTACGCGTTCGTCAACAAGATCGCGCCCTACGCGAGCAACCTCACGACGCTCACCAACCCGGGCGAGGTCTACGCGATCGACATCGTCCTCACTGTCGAGGGCACGGACCTCGGCGACTCCGCGGATCACACGATGACGCTCACGAAGTGCGTCTGCACCGCAGATTTCGCCGAAGGCGAACCGAACACCGTGACGATCAACTTCACCTGCTACGGCTCGGTGTCGTACACCTGATCGCCTGCCCGTCTCTGCACATTCGCCCCACCCACGGAGGACCCCGTGACGACTCCCACCGCCGCCCCTCAGGCCGCCGCCGGCCTCGACGCCCACCCCGACACCGTCACGGTGCGGGGCGTGTCCTTCCCCTTGCGGGCTCCGCGCTCGCAGGCTCAGATCGCCGCGCTCGTCGGCCTCGCCGCTGACGGCCCGGTGTCGCCGGCGATGGCCGGTGCGGCGCTCGGGCTGTGCTCCCCCAGGGGTGCGGCGAAGGCGCTCGGGTTCGATGCCGTGCCATGGCAGGGGCGGGCCTGGTCCTACGGCGAGGCGGTGTACGACGCGCTGATCGCGGCCGGTGCGACGCACGTCGAGCTCGTCGCGGCTGGCCACGTGGCGTACAACGTGGCGATCCAGGGCATGATTCGGGTGGGAGAGGTGGCGGCGGCCGAGGCCCCTTTCGGGGGGTCGGCGGCCCCTCCGTCGACTGGATCCTGATGGAGTGCGGCCGGCTATGGGGCCGCGGGCCGGACTGGGCCGCGGAGCTGCCGCGTGAGGAGCAGGCGCGCCTGCTCGCGTGGTGGCGGGTCTACCAGGCGCCGGACGGTAAGGCCCTCGAGGTCCCCGCGCTGCCCGTCGAGGCCGACGAGGACAGCGACGAGGCGCGGGCGCTGCGCGAGTGGCAGCTCGTCGACGCGTGGCAGCCGCCGGGTGCGACGTGAGCACCGCGGCCCGCGCCGTCACGGTCGGCCGCGGCATGGCCCGCGTCACGATCTCGGCCGACTACGCCCGGACGATCCAGGCGATGATCGCGGCCGTGGCGCCGACGGTGTCGCGCGAGCTGCACGGCTACCTCGACGACGTCGAGACGATGATCACGCGGGAGTACCCGGGTGACGGGGACACGCGCTTTTCGACGGGCACGTCAAAGGCGCGATGGGCGTACGTGTTCACGACTGACGCGCGGCTGACGTTCATCGAGGCGACGGTGCTCAATACGGCCCGGTGGCTGGACCGGCGCGGCGCGCTGTCTGCTCGGTTCAGCCTCCTCGAGGCCCGCATGCTGCGCGGCGAGGCGCTCACCGACGAAGAGCGTACGACGATGCAGGTGCTGCGCAGCCAGCTCGCGCCGCAGTACGCCGCGAAGCCGGGCAATCGCAAGCCCTACGCGCTCCTGGCGAGAAACGCCTACTTCTACCGCAAGATCCGCGAGATCCGCGACGACTACGAAAAGCGGATCGTGGAGACTCTCAGCGACGAGCTGGCGGCGCTAAGCGGTCGCTACAAGGGGACATAAGGCCGTGTCTACGCTTACGCTCAAGGCAGACATTCGCGACCTCACGCGCCAGCTGTCGCAGATCCCGGGCATCACGGCCGGGGAAGCGCAGAAGATGACGATCGCGCTTGAGAAGGAGCTCAAGAAGCAAACGAAGCTCGCGCAGGACGCGGCACGGGCCTCGACAGTCGCGGTCAAGGGCCAGGCGCAGGCGACGACGACGAGCCTCGGGCAGGCCCAGGCCGCGGCGTTCTCGCTGCAGCAGCAGATCCTCGACGTGGGCACGTCCCTCGCCGGCGGCCAGTCCCCGCTGACGGTGCTCGCACAGCAGGGCCCGCAGATCGCGACGGCGCTCGCGCAAGGCGGGGGCGCGGCGGCCACCTTCCGCGCGGCCCTTGCTCCCTTGGCAGGCGCTGCGGCGGCGGCAGGGACGGCGCTCGCCGCGGTGGCAGTCGTCGTCGCCGCGGTCGCTGCGGCGGGCTCGACGCTGGCGCGGGCCTGGGTCGACGCAAACGAGGCGACGCTGCGCGCAGAGGAGCAGGCCCAGGCGCTGACGGTCGCGCTCGAGGCCGCCCGGCTCAAGTCTGCCGAGACGGCGGCCGGGATCCGCGCGATCGGGTCCGCCGCGACCGAGGCCGAGACGTCGCTCGGGGTGCTGGTCGGCGAGCTCGACCGCTACTCCGTCGAGGCGGACAAAGCGCAGGCAGCGGCGCGGCGGCAGGCCGAGGCGGCGCTGTCGGCGACCGGCCGCGAGCTCGAGCTGACCCGCCAACGCCTCGCCGGACTGGAGGCCGAGCAGGCGGCCGCCTCGCGGTCGATTACGGGCCTGGAGACGTACGGCGAGCGCCAGGCGCAGATCGAGCAGACGACGGCTCGGGTGCGCGACCTCGAGGCCCAGCTCGCCGCGGGGCGGGCGGGCCTGGCTCGGCAGAACGACGCGATCGCCCTCGCCGCGGAGTACCGGCGCGAAGAGGCAGAGGCGAACGAGGTCCTGCGCAAGCGCGAGGAGGGTGTCAGGGCGGCAAAGGAGGCGACGGCCGAGGCGACGCGGCGGCAGCGCGAAGAGGAGGCGCAGCGGCGCAAGGAGGCCGACGAGGCAGCGCGTGCGGCTCAGGCGCGGGCGACGGCTGAGGGCTCGCTTGTCGATGCGTTCCGGCAGGCGCGCTTCGAGGCGGCAAGCGCTGAGGAGCAGGTCGCGCTGCGCCTCGCGGAGACGACGGCCGAGATCGACGCGCAGATCGAGGCAGCCGGGTTCTCCGAAACCGCGTTTCAGTACGGCGAAGCGGCAAAGGTGCAGGCGGCGCTCAACAGTGAGGCGCAGATCACGGCGATTCGCAAGGCGGCCGCAGAGGAGGAGTCGCAGCGGCTGAAGCGGCAGCAGCAGGAATACGCCGAGCTGCAGGCGTCGCGCTACGACGCCGCGGCGCAGCTCGCGGGGGGTCTGGCTGCGCTGGCTGAGGGCGCGGCACGCGCGGAGGCGGGGCGCAACCGGCAGGCAGCGCTCGCTGCCTTCCGCGTCGCGAAGGGGCTCCGCGTCGCCGAGTCGACCATGAACGGGCTGCAGGCGATCACAGCGATTCAGGCCCGATGGGCGGCAAACCCGGTGCTCGCGGGCGTCCTGACGGGCGCGACGGTCGCGACGACGGCCGCGACGATCGGCACGATCCTCGCCACGAAGCCGACGTTCGATCGCGGCGGCATCGTCACGCCCGGCACCGGCGACCAGGTGACGGCCCAGGTACTGCCTGGCGAGGCGGTGCTGAACCGCCAGGCGACGGCGTCCCTCGGGGAAAGTGGCGTGCGGGCGCTCAACTCCGGGCAGGGGATGGGTACGCAGATCGTCGTGACGCCAGTCCTCGACACGGGCCGATGGGTGCGCGCTGAGCTCGCGCGGCCGTCTGTGCTGGCTCGCGCACTGCGACCGGCGGCGGGCAGCGGCCGGCGCGGATACTGACCCTCCACCGCCCTCGAGGACCCGATGCCCGAAACTCGCACGCAGTACCAGGCCCTCGTCGAGCCCGACGCGCAGCTCCAGCCCTGGACGGCCGAGACGACCGTCACGGAGGCGTCGGCGGTGGCGGGGCGCGTCGTGCCGACGGGCGCGACGTCGGCGGTGCTCCGGGCGTCGGGCTCGCAGGTGGGCGGGCTCAGCCTGCGGGCCGCGCAGGGCGGCCACCCGACGGGCCGGATCGGGACGGGCGCGATCCTCTCCCGGCAGTCGACGACTGCGGGCCCCGACTGGCTCGGCTGGGAGGGCCCTGCGACGGTGTCGGCCGTGACGGCGCCGAACTGGGGCACCGGCGACCCGGTGCAGACCTCGCACGCGGCGGGCCTGGCGGACGGTACGGCGCTGATCGCCGGCTGCGGCGGCAGCACCCCGACGGACGGCGGCACCCTTTGGGTGTGGCGGTGGGGGCCGGGTGCGACGTCCTGGACGCGGATCACGGTGTGGGACGCGGGCGCGACCGGGCGCGATGCGTATGCCCCCTGCCTCGTGCCGGCTGTGGATCGCGTGCTGCTCTTTGCTTTCGTCGAGTCTCCCGTCACGGGCGCGGGCGCGGCGCGGGCGGTGCGGGTCGCGGTGTGGGAGTCGCTCGACGGCGGGGCCTCGTGGACGCTGCGAGGGGACGGCGTCTCCGGGCAGACCGACATGCGCCTCGGCGGGTCCTTCGCGTCGTCGACGTCGGAGCTGTCCGTGCGCCGGCTGCGCGGCGCGTACCTCGGCGGGCAGGTGATGCTCGTCGCGCACCTCGTCGCGCTCGAGATCGACGGAACGTACGACCGCGTCGACGTGCTGCGCCAGTGGGCCAGTGACGACCTCGGGCAGACCCTGGTCCCGGTGACGACGTGGAGCGGATCGAGCGCCGACGCGCAGGACGGCGGCGTGCACGAGGTGCTCGCGGTGTCCGGGTCCTTCCTCGTGTACTACCTGCGGGCGGGCCTTGACCGCGTCAACTGGATCCGGCTCGGCGCCGCGGCCGTGCCGCTCCAGTACGGCGCGGCGGGCAGCTCCGCGACGGCGCTGTCGCCGACCTGGGACGATGACCTGGTGACGACGACGACGCGCACCGTGGGGGCCAACAGCGCCGATCAGATCACCGACGGCGACCTCGCCGTGTGCGTCGACGACACGGGGATCGTGTGGGTGGCCGCGCGCAAGGCCGACGCCGCGGGCGCGGCGCACGATCAGATCGTCGTCGCCTACACGGACCCCGCCGGTACCGCGTTCACGCCCTACGGCAGAAACCCTGCGTCCTTCGCCACGTCCTCCGACGCCGCCCGAATCGGCGCATCGATCGACACGGGCAACTCGTACCTGCACCGCCTCTCGTGGGCGCCCTCTTCGGGGCGCCTGGTCCTGGCCTGTCAGCCAAACGTGGA